CCGCCCTGCAGTGGTTGGGGCTATTCACCCTTCTTGGTTTGGCAAACCAGGGTTTTCACCATGCCAGGTTTTGCTGTTTGGGCCCGATGCCCACAGCAGAAAAGGGGACCACTTGGTCCCAGGTTGCCCATCTCATCTAGCGCGCTGCCACACGCGCTTTCTGAGTCTCTCTAACTCCTCGTAAGTCAGAGACGGTCGTCACCCTAACATCGGGTGGGATCCCAGAGTCAAGAATCAGCGAAGATCTTGTCTGAGATTGAGGGAGGTGGAACTGGCTGTCCACTGGGCGCCCTCTACTGGGTGGAGGAAGAAGCTCTGAGTTTCGTCTCGGTTTCCTTCTACTGAGATAGATACTGCTTGAACTGACTCACTTGCTTGTCTTCCTCGAACTAAGAACATGTCAGTGACTTCTGTAATGTCGTACCTGTGTTCTGAGTTTCTCTTACCCTCGATCTTCTTATCATTTCTTGAGCATCCTTCTGAGAGATCGATCTCATTAGTGAGGATGTCGTTTGAGGATTAGGCAAAACCATTTCCACTTCGTTGACGCTAAGCTCTGCGCCGAGCATCTGTGGAGTGGGTTCTGTGAACCTCGACTGGACCTGTCGCTAGAACACCAGCTCCTTAGCCAGGAGCCGTTTGAACTAACCTACCACAGGAATTTCCTCGTCTGTGGTCAGGTCCAATTTGTGGAGATAGCGAAGTGTCTGCTAGAGACGGCCTATATACTCCACAGTCAGCACCCCGCTTGTCGTGTACTGGATGGGATCTGTCCCTTCGTCCAGGAACATCGCGGCGCTTTCTATGCCTTTCATGATCTACTAGCGATGATCCCAAGCTCCCTTGCCTACCTTCTTGGCCAGCGCTTTCATCTTCTGAAAGATTGTACCGCTGCCAGCGGGTTTCGGCTCCTAGTTAAGGGCTTCGGGCTGTAGACCTACAGAAAGGGACGGCTCTGGGTTGAAACTTGACTCGGTGTTGCTAAACAAGTTGTTTGCCATTGAGTCGAACGGGTTTGCCCAGAAGCAGGCGTTTCCGCGAATGCGAGCGATCAGACTGTAGTCTGCAGGGTCGCCGGTCGTGATCGACTCGCTTGCCGTCTGCAAGATCACGTAGTTCAGAATCTCCGATGCGAACTGCTAGTCTCCCAGTGTCGAGCCAGACCCGCCCCCGAGACTTTAAGAATCGAAGATTAGGTCGTTGTTGAACACTGCGCTTCGCAGATGGAAGTGGTCGGACAACTCTGCGTCTTGTGAGATCTTCATGAGCATCTCGCAGGACAAGTTGTTTGTCAAGTCCGTGGGGTTGTATATCGGAAGCTAACCATACGTGATGTTACCTCTGAACATGCCTCCTACCAGATTCGCTCTGGGGATCAAGAGCTTTGCGTCCAACTAGGCTGCCCAGGCAAATCCTCCCTCTGAGAAGCCGTCCATGTTAGATCCGTAAACTTCGTACATCGTGTGAGACCAGCTCGCGTTTGTCAAGATTGTGCGATTTATGCAGGGTATCTTAAACGCAGCTTCGCTGAACTACATCATGATGAGACCTCCCAACTTGGCGTCTTGGCTTATGAAGCCTGTGCCGCCGGGACCGTGGAAGGCGGTCGCAGCTGGACACCACATCATCAGAACATACGGCTGTGACCCTACTGGTGCAGCTGTCACATTGAATCCTCCGTCCGGGTTTGTCGTCATCGTGTTGATCATCTGGAGAGAGTTTGCCACCGTGAAGGTCATCGTCGGGATCTGGGTGACGTTCATGCCGGCGACGTACGGGCAGTTTTCTGTGCCTGGATCGCATTTCTGAACCTGCATGCGGTCCCACTCGCTCATTATCCCTTTGACAGGGACCTGCTGAACAATTCCGTCCTGGTAATGCACTGCTTGACTACCGTGCTCGAACTTCTTCCAATCTCCGTGTCGGTGCTAGTTCTTGTCGCTCTTGAATGGCTCCTTCCCATTCGCTTTGTGAGACGTCTTCGGCCGCCATTCGGCTGCAGGCGTATTCTTGCGACCCTGCAGTTGAGACTTCGGATGTGGGGCTTGTGCTTTCACTTTCTTGTCCGTCGGCGCTGCTCGCCCTAAGGCGTAAGCCTGTGGCTTAGAATTTTGCGCTTGTTTCTTCGGTTCCTGTTTGGACATTGTTGTTGTTCTTAATTTCAGCGTCCATCACCCCATCAGAAGCCTCAGTCGATCCATTGGACGCGCGTTCGTCCAGTTAATCCTTGAGGGTTCCGTTAGGCTCACTGCCGTAACACACTTACTCTGTGTTACAGCCCACGTAAGGAATCGGCATTATCTAGCCAGCGAGCGCATCAGCAACAGTGCCGGCGCTGACTCCGAAGTACTCGTTGATCAAGCCTTCAAACCGGTACTCTAGGCTCATACCCTTACACCAGCGGTAAGTCCCTTGATCCTTCAACTCGTCAACCATCTCGGCGGTGACGTAATCCGGTATGTCAACCTTGCCCATCATCACCAGCAGGATGTCTTCAAGGACTCTTGAAAGTCCACATTTGCACAGCGCGTTCCAAATTCCGAAAAGGTAAAGTCCAGGAAAGCGCATGAACGTCGGATTTGAACCAACGTATGCATTCTTGAAGAACAACTTCGCCAAGTTCTTCAGAGTGTAGATCTATCCAAATTCATCATTAAAGCTTGTGAGGCTCAGGAACTTAATCTCATCTATGTAAGTTGTGTCACAGAACTTGATTTTCTGATGGATGTCTGACATCGTCTTGGTGTACTTCTTGACGCACATCGCTCTCAGGGCAGCGTACATGAACTTCTGGTCATCACCTGATGCTACCGGGTTAAACTTCTGCTGATGGTGGATGCTGGTTCCGAACCAGAGCGGCTTCTTCGTGAAACCTTGCAGGAATGCGTTCCAGGCTTGGTACATCAGGTTGTTCGTCGTGTTACGCCAGGTCGTCTCCAATGTGCCGGTCGAAGTCACGCAAAAGTTCAGGGGCACTACGTCATTCTCGTTAAAACCCTTGTATCTGAGAGTGTGCTCGAAGGCGTACTACTGGTCAGGTGTCCACATGTCCTTGCTAATGTTTGCACCTTTGCAAGGGACGAAGAAGTTCGTGTTCAACCTTCCAAGTGAGGAGAGAGCTCTTTCCATGTAGTCCCTCAAATCTCCACAAGTGACATTCTTCTAGAACCATTCGTTCGTGCAGAGCAAATCCAGTAGCGGCTTCTCATACATGCTCAGGAACTGCTTTATGACTGCGTCAACGTTCTCGGATGTCTGGTTCGAGTCAAAGGCTGAAAAATCCGCGGTGCCGGAGAAACAGGACTCTTCTGGTTCAGCATTGCCAATGATGATCTCCATAGCCTCCTGTGTGTTGTCGACCAGCTGCGTAGGTGTCAAGCCCTTGATGTAACTGTAAGGAAACATCTCTAAGAACAGCTCTTGAATCAACCCATTGATCCAGACATGATGCTTGTCGCCATAATTCGGGTTAATCAGTCTCCCTCTGGCGTTCACATCGTTCGTCTCACCGGTCCTTTCGTCAACATCATGCAGTGGAAGGGCAAACGGGTTCTGCTCGCCCGGCTTCACATGAACCGTGGCGCAAATACCCCTGTTGCTCGTCACTCGCACACACGAGCGCAGTAAATCGGTCGCTGCAGCTTTCTTCTTGTGGCTCCTCCAACTTTTCTGGTTGATGTCAAGGAGGGGGTTGAATTCGGCAAAGCGCAGCCGCATCTTCTCACTGTTGATGACCCCCATGATGATCTCCTCGCCTTCCTGCCATTGCTCGTACGAAAACCGCCTGAAGGCCGCAGTGCCGGCGGTGTCGTGCCTCTGGATGCTAGCAAACTAGCGGGCCACTGACTGGGCGTAGTTCTGAACGGATTTGGAACACATTTGCGTCATCACTTGCTCCATCTGAGAATTTTGGTTCAGAACACTGATTGCAGGACGTGTCTTGATGCCAGAAGAATACTTGGGTTCCTTGAAGGCTCCGTATGGCGTTATCTCCTTATCCTTGTTATCCCAATAATGACCGAAAAGAATCTTCATTTTAGCGTCATTCATCGGGTCCGTCGTCTGCGACGGGTCGCACTCGGGAGGAGTCGCACTGTCCATCCTACGCTGTATCAGCCTGACATTGACCAACTTGTCAGGGTCCACTTTTGCTTTTGGCATCCGTTAAGGCTTACTCAACTTAACTCGCTCGATCGCTGCCAGCTTTTCAACGCTGTGCCTGTAATCCGAGTCCAGCTTCATCAGATCTAGTCCGTTGCTCAGATCAGCCACCTCTTCCATTTTCTGGTTCATGAGGGTGGTGAAGTCTTTGAACTTCCTGGAATTTTCTTCAGCCTCTTTCTCCAAGGCGGCCGCTGCTTCCCGGCTGGGCACACTCTAGCAAGCCCCAAGACATGGGGGATCAGGACTCTCCTGAGACTCAGGCTCTATGCTTCCGTCAGGTTTTCCACTCCCGAAAACGACAGAACTAGGCAGATTCTTGAACTTGAGTTACTCCTAGAGGAAGCAGTAGTCATCGGGGACTATTTGCTCCTATCTCCGATACTTCCGAACATCGGTTCGGAAGACGCCGTAAGGGAGATGTTTCGCCTTGCCAATTCTGTCGGCACCCAGAACTCTGTTCCTAGCAAGCTTGAGTTGATGCTCTGTCAGGTTATGCGTTGTAATGAACGCCAGACCTCTGACTAAGTTCTCGTAACCCAGTATCTCGTGCTTCGGTTGAGAATAGAAGTCGTACCATTTCTCTCGGTTCCCAAGCACGTTCACCCGATTTATCTCACCTATCTCAGTAAAGCATCTCGCTGCTTTCTCCAGGTCTACGGGGGGCCCTAGCAGGGCGAGCTTCGCTCTGGTACCATCAACCGTGCTCAACTTTTGAATGTCCGCACCACCAGAGAGCCTGTTGAACAACGCGAGTTAGAAACTTCTACCCTTGAAAATCTACTCGAAGAAGTGATGGCTCGTGTAAGTGAAGTCGTTCAAATAGTGCCATTCACGGCTCTTGACAAAGCAGTCCAGACTCGGAGCTATGGTAATTGAGTCCTTGTTGAGGTTCCTCATGAGCAGGGTGGAAGCGAAGATCTTGTAGAAGATCATGTTTGTCTCAATGTCTGCCTTGATGTGGGAGATCGGATGGCGATACTTCGAACTACTCCCTCTAGGGCTGAATATGCCCTCCATGTAGTTCCCTCTGGATGCAAGCTCGTAAGTGCCCTCGTTCAGCGCGTAGTAGTATCTGCCAGACAGCGCGTGAAAGTTCGTCCCCGAGATGTAGAGCTTATCGTCGGGGTGGTTTATCTCGAAATGCGGAAGAACTTTCGAGATGTCGGGTTGCTCGTCGTCGATCAAGTAATAATGCGTGTCATTCATTATATGGAAGTGTAGATCGACCTGGGTGCCTTCAGACGAGATTGCTGACACGAACGTGGCCAGCAGAGTTGCTTCTAAAGCATTTGCCCTTGTGTAGAACATTCTTGTGTCTTCACCTGCGGGACCAACAAAAGGCCGGTTGCCGTCCGAGCCCATCTAACGGATCATGAAGTCGTGGTCAGGCAAGTGGTCCGCATTGTAGATTGCGTCAAACTCACTTGCACCCTGTGAACCGAACTCCTGCTCCTGGCGACAGAAGAAAACCTTGCGCTTGAAGTCAGTTGACTCGTAGTAGGAGATGCACTCATCCATGAACGACGTCAAGACAGTGGATTCATGATCGCGCCTATTGCGAATAGTGTCCATGAACCACTCAAATCTTCCTGCCTTGTAGACCATCACGAGCATTTTCAAAAGCCTGGCCTCATCCGGGCGCTTCGTCAGTCGAACCTCGGCGCACTCCCATTCACTGCCGTTGTCAGGCAAGTTGTAGTACTTCACGAGCAGATCGCCTGCGTAGTTGGGCTTCAGCATCTTAGCGACAAACTCGTTGCAGTTCGCGTAACTCATGATCGTACACATGCGCAACATGATTTTCGTGTGCTTGATATACTTCGAGGCATGCTCTATCAGCGTCGTCTTCAAGTCATTACGCCTGAAGCCCTGATAGACAGCGTTCAAGTTGACGTACTGGAGCTGGTCATTAATTATCCTGTGCACAGAATGCGGAGACTGCCGCTTGGTGACGATCCTTTCACTTAGGCAGTTAGCTTAATGGATCTGGATTAGATCTCTCGCTGCCTTCGGTAGCCCAGCTGGTTCTGCAAGCTACAAGGATGTCCTACCGCCGTTGTTATTAATGTGGTACGACTCTGGAACCACTTTTGACAAGCTCTCGATCAGCTTGTTGCCTTACTTGATCAGAATCTTATTCTGATGGTTCATGGGGACGGGGGCGTCCACACCGATACTGTAGAGGTTCAAGAAATCCTTGAGAGTGGTTGTGAAATTGAGCTTGTCAAAAAGTAACCTTGGGACTTCAGTGTTCTCGTCTCGCACTACTTGCATCTGGCACAATCCATAAACGACGTTCCTTTCGTCTTTAGGGTGCTCAGCATAGTCACGGACAGCACGTGTCTTCTGACTAATCTCAGTCAGGAGTTCGCATTTCGGCTTGCGAGTCAGGAAGAACGTTATCGCCTTCAGGATGGCGTTGTGGTTAAGATGTTCACCCAGGTTGCTGCTGTAATCTGCAACGGTGTACTTCGCGTGGAATGCGTCCTTGTTCATCCGATGCACCAGTTATTCGAAACTGTGCAGAATTTGGAAGTCACCGCTCGTCATCTGGTCTGGCTCTTTGTACAACGTGTCCAAATAGTTGTAATTCTCCTTGATCACATCGTTCGACTATTACACGGTTAGTTCAGTTCGCAGCCGGTCAGCGTAAGTCGCTCGACGATTATCAGCTCGGTTGATATTCGCACACCGACGAGCGGTAGTCTTTGCCGACATCCTCTCGCGCGCCTTCCTTGCCTGGCGCGCACTCTCGGACTCACCCGCCTTGCTGGGACGAGATCCGGTTTTCTCGAAGAGCACCCTCTTGGCGTGATTCTTGCCCTTAGGGAGGGGTGCGACTGGCTGCTTCTTCTTCGCCTTCTTGACATTTGCTTTCCTCTCCGTATAGACGTTTGCGCGTTTTGGAATGTCATAGCGCACCAATTCTTCGTTCCAATCCAAACGGAATTTGCTGGCCACGCTGAAAACATCCTTGACTTTCTTCAAGTTCCCGAGGACTCCGGCATGCTTGTTCCAGCAAACGATGGCGCTTCCAGTCTCAGGAACTGACAGCAGTGTGGACTCCGCAACATGGACTTTAATCCCAGTGTCGTAGACTTCATCCAGAAGCCATCTGAGAGTGTCGATGTCCGTACCTACATTAGCGGCTGTGTAGAGGTTCCCACAGATCAAACATCCTCTGAAAAGCATGAAAGTGGTTGGGAAACCACAATCGCTGAGCTTGGCGCGACAACAATGCGTCCGTTTGATGTAGGGGACGTGACATTCTTTCTCGCTACCATCCGCGTCGAGGACCAAAACCGTCTGAATCTTGAGTAGCGGCTCCATATTAACAGGCAAGTCGTAAGGTCGCTCAGAGGCCAATTCACAGAATCCGGCCTCACTTGGTCTCACGGTGTCATCTGTTGCCAATTGCTGGACGACCGATTAGAGCTAGAACATTCTTTCTTCCAATTGCTCACTTCTCGGCAGGTCCCAGAATCCACGCTGGCTATCCTCCCCTGTGGAGTCAGTGAACTCAGCAAGCTACAACACGGTCGCAATACCGCAAGCGCCGTCGGGTCCGCTGATTATGCAGCGCCGATCGCTTTTGTTCTGAGTCTTAGTGATCGCGTCTGGGTTAACTGTGCCAACACCGGAATTCGTCATCCGGAGTTGCCCAAAGTTATCACCCCAAGTTTGTGCAAACAGGCTTGCTGAGCTCTGTCCATTGACCACTGTCTTGCATCCACGCATTCCGCAGAGGTACGCAACAAATTTGCGCTGCCGTCTTGTCCACCCATCAGTTCCAGCGAATGCCTGGGGTTCGAGCGGCATTGCCAAGGCATGATGTTTCAGTGCTGCGGGCCAGTCACTGCCGTTGACCAAGTCCTAGAAGCCCTCAAAGGCGCCTTCTTTACGACCTGTCAAATGAGTGCTGTCTGACACCGCCCACTCTGTGTACTGGGCGTTTAGCTCGTGCATCAGGACACCGCAAACGAAGGTGGCGTCTTTCCACCTTTTGTCGCTAAAGATCAGCTCTTTGTAGTGGGGAAACTGTGCCACGGCGGAGCTGAATCTGAACTGATTCATGCAGTGCAACAACACACCCAATGCTGGATCCTACACGATCTTGGGTTCGTCCATTGCAAAATCAGCGATATTGACTTCAGCTTTATATTCGCGCCTAATGATGTCCTAATAGGCGCCGAACTTCGCGTCATAGGCTTCTCTCTATTGCCCCAAATTCAGAACGGTCGCTGTGAGCTTAGCGTTCAAGGCTATGTTGTCGGCCTGAAGCTGCTGGATTGTGCTATCCTTCTCGTGAATGGTGGATCGCATTTGTTCGATCATTTCATCACGCGGGTCTGCACCCAGGACAGGGCTCCCTAGGCGAGGCGAGTCCCTGTGTCTTTGCGGTTTCGGGGAACCGCATTCGAAGTTGTGAAAGTATCTGACAACTGGCCTGCTGACTCTGGACGGTTGCATGAGCTTAGCACGCTTGGTGCCAATTCGGGTGCTCATTGCAAAGTCCTGGGAGCTGTGGCCAAAAGGGCAAAATTCCCCTGAGAAGCATCCCTGCTTCTGCCAGTGACGACATGGGATCGGGTTGTCATTTGAATTGACATCACACCTGAATTCTCCGAATTGCTAGTTGAACGCGTAGTTCTGCGCCTGCAGTGCAACTGCATTCTAGCTGTCGTTTTTACTTTACATGCTCATTCTACTCGTGTTAATCATAATGGGGTCTAAGCCCATCGGGGTAGTATTAAGCATTTGCCGGGATTTATCCCGGTCAGTATTCC